CATCATCATATATATACCATTGGTAAATTGGTCTCGAAAATCATTTTTACTAGGGGGTCAAAGGTATTTATTTATTTGATTATGAGTTTGCAATGACTTTTAGTCATAAATGTGAGTCACCGGTCAAAGTTTAGCGGTGTTTTTCCAGCGTGGTTCAGTTTGACGTAATTTACGACTACCTGTCAATATTTAACCACCGTTTGCTGACGGTAGTTCTTGCACAAATCCCGTGATTGCTGCGTGATTTCCAGCACATAGTAGTAAATTAATAAATGTCCTTATACGGAGGTGGTGTGACTGTCTTTATCAGTGTGACCTTTGGTTTGTGCTGATCCAACAGTTTTCTATTGGTCTTTGGGTTTAAATACTAACTAGATTGGGGGTAATGAGTGACTACCTGCAGAGAATATAAGCTGCTCCGGTTTTCCCATTTTCAGTCAGGGTTTTCCACTGATGTGGACGGTGCTTTCCGGACACTACTTGGCTGACGGGTGGAATCCTATTCCCATCTCCAGCGGATTCTCCGTGGAGCTTCAACCGGGCTTCAGCCAGCTAGGCGGCTTTTCCTTCCGCTTCGAGCGCAAAGACGACATCTCTGAAGCTCTCAACAGCCCGGTGAGCCCATCTATTCTAGAGACTGCTATTAATGTATCGGGTATACTTGACGGTATATCTGATTTCCCGCTGTCACCAGTATCTGACAAACCTCCATTTTCTCTATTCGCTGAAGAACCGGGAGAAGATCCACCCCAACAGCCCGAGGAAGTAGACAAGGTCTCTACCTGCGCGCAACTAGGTGAGAGCCCTGATCTGCACGACTTTTCTCCGTGCGAGTCTATCGAGTCAGAGATTAATACTCTGATTGACGATATTTTACGTGATTTCGACCCCTCCACTGATAAATATTCCGATTTTATAAAGGACACTGTAAAACGCCACTGTCCTGAAGCGGCTAGCCCTAGTCCGCGGAAAAAGCGCAAAACTACTTACGCTCCGAAACCGCTGCTTCCAAGCATTCCTTCGATTCCTGTGATCGATCTAGACGCGTCGAATACCCGCGAGAAGAGAGCATTCACTATTACTAAAGTCTCTGTCGTCTCTGACGGGCATTACAGCTATCAGACTCTCACTCCTGTTGCTCAATTTCGCTTGTAAAGGTAATTATCAAATAACCAATTTGTAGTATGTCTTCTCAACAGGCTTTCCTTGATGAGGTCTTGCAAGTGAAGCTGCTTACTCCGTACGCCTATCTACCCACGAAAGGCACTCCGAATTCGATTGGCTACGATCTGTATAGTTCTCAAACTGTCTCCATTGATCCTTTTACGAGCAAAGTTGTTAGCACTGACATTTCTATAGTCTTACCTCGTGGTTGTTACGGCAGAATAGCTCCAAGATCCGGTCTAGCGGCAAAGTATTCAATTGATGTGGGCGCTGGAGTTATTGACCCTGATTATCGTGGAAGTATCAGTGTTGTTTTATTTAATCATTCGGATGTGCCTTTCCATGTGTCGAGGGGAGACAGAATAGCTCAGTTAATTTGTGAGCGGGCAGCCACACCAATTTTGGTGGAGGTTGCCGACATAGATAATAACACTGCTCGGGGCACTAGAGGATTTGGATCTACTGGGTGGACAACCGATGAGTAATACTCATCCGGTGTACATCCAGTTGACCACTCACAGCTATCGAATAAACGACAGATTAGTAAGAAATGGACCACTTTTGGACTTATGTGGCAATGACTCAATTATTCCAATGTCTGTTGCTTATGCTCTTGCAAGATGGGCCTGTACACCTGACTGCAACTATCTTTATTTGGCTGGTCCAGTCGGTTCTGGTGCTGACGCTCTTTTAAATTGTCTTATGCAATCATTACGCGGTGCACCAGATGTCAAATTTAGCATCAATTATCCAATCACATCCTATCCTTTCAAACAAGTGATTCGTGTAGTTGATTTAAATGTTCAGGTGACCACCTATTGGCATGAGCGATCAATTATTCAATTTGTGAATCAGTATGTGGGTGATATTCCTACCCCGAAACAATTGGGTGCCTTTATTTTAGCTGTGGGTAATCACAAGGGTCCTTCTGCTGTTTTCCGCTGTCAGAACCCTGATGGAATCATATGTCATAATGAAGATGTAAAATGTACTGTGTGCTCTTTACCCATGTGGGAATTTTGCCCCTTTATGATTGACATTGATTATGATGTAGAGGACGACTCTGAGGACGAGGGTATTGTTTGTGTTTAATTGCAGATGCTTGTGACTGCTTTTCTTGGATTGTACGCATTACTCGCCTTGTGGGATATGTACGGACCATGTGCCCCTCATCCACATGTTAACCGCTTTCGAGAAGATTATAAATTGTTGAATGAAAATGTTAAAAAGGCTGTTGAAAAAATAAAAAATTAAAATGATTTTCTGTCTCGTGTCTTCTGTAGATGGATGGCTCTAGACGCTACTGGTTGATTGTCATATCACTAGTGGACCGTGGGATAACTACCCAGAGCATGTGGAGGCTTCTCGACCCCCATCAGTACAACGAGGTGCTCAAATGTAAGGAGCATGGGTTTAGAATTAGGAATATTCTTAGGGAGGTGGTTAGAAATATGGCCATGTCCAAGCAGGCACTTGACTATATGCTGCTTCACCCCGTGCCTGGTAACTACCTCGACAATCCCATTTACACTTTGTGCACAGTGAACATGATTGATCCACTGAAATTGGCTACCTATATGGTGTGCTGGGCTTCTGCTAAGCAGATTTATACGGTGAGAAACACCTTTCTGATTACGGGCAACTCCAGCACGGGTGCCCGTTTGCTCTTTGATGCCATATCTGGCAGCTCTCCACTCGTTCGGTACGCCGATTGGTTCCACCCTGAGAACCCATTTCACCGTTGTGTCAATTCCCTCATGATTGTGTGGGACAACGGTAAAATTAGAGCTAACCACCTGACTATTGTTAAACAGGTGTTTGCGGGTGAATACATTTTGCAGGCCGCCCCTAAACCATACTTAAAGTTTGAGCTGTTTACCAAGCCAGTTTTAGTCTATGCCGACCATGAGATATTCCATATTCATCACGAGAACTATGTCGACATGTCCTTCAAGAATGATTTTATGAACCATACATTCCACCTGAACCTAACCACCGACATCGGAGATTCAATCAAGATGATCTCAATCAACGATGTGCATCAGTTTGTGCAGTGGGGCAAGGCGAATATGATTGAACTCACAGACGACTTGTTACCTCAAGCTTGATTTTTATTGATCAATAAAGTATACTGATTACCACAAATCATCGTATTCACTGGCTAAATCATAGGTGACTTTAAAGACGGGATAGCAATCCATAGTGAGATAGAAGGGCAGCTTTCGAACCGATTGCAAAAGTCCATGCAAAGCATACTTGACTTCGGTCCTAGCGTAGCGAGCATCCACATAGACGTAGTAGTGATTTCCGTCTCTTCCCACCGCATACGAGTCGTAAAAATATTCAAGGATGTAGTAGATGTGTTCTATCGGGTTTTCTGACTCTCCATAGCGCCTGCCCGGCAGGTCGTCAAATTTTGTCACCATTATAGGATTGCGTTCCAGTGCAGTTTCTCGAGCAAGATAGGCATGGATACAGTCCATCCACATGGCGGTGAGGACATGCACTCTGCTCATGCACTGGAGCGATAACTTGTCATGACACTTGCATGAATACAAGACATTCCAGCCAATGTATTTTTTCATAATTTTAATGGTGACAGAGAACGGAGGTACATTGAACGGAAAATCATCTTGAGTAAATGGTTCAGATCTGTCTGGCAGCATAACTTTTCCATACAGGAACCCGAGAAACTTTAAATCAAATAGAAGGTGCGATGGCACAGCAGTAATTAAATCTTCAATTTTCAAGAGGTAATGGTGAACATCGTCACCTTGAATGGCAATTTGATTAAATCTGGTGCTTAGATTGTCGGAGTAGTTGATGTGCAAAACGGAAATCTGAAACAGAGCAGACACTGTTCAATTAAGACTGGGATGGAAGATGTGGTGACTATACTCCCTATTACAGTTGGTACATACAATTCCATCCCTGTCACGGTCACTGCACAGCACATTATACGGGTCAAGACAGACCATTTCTAAATCTCTCATATTATCAGCTACCAGTTTAATCAGACTCATAAGCTCCCGTCCATAGATGACGGGCACATCGGCTGGATACTTAAAATTAATAATGACGTGCTGTTTTGGGTTAGTGGGCATTCGGTGGGGCAATGGCAGACTGTGCAGATGGACTAGACACTTGATGGGCTCAATGGTTTGGGGTCCGCTTTCTGTGAGGATCGGTACTTCCCTTCCAGTGAGAATGTGATTGACTATGGGATCCCCAAAATTCATGCCGTTCACTATGGGTGGAAAATAGAGGAGCTTGACTTCTTCGTGCCTTTTCTTGATGGACTCAAAATCCAGGTTATTCATATTACAAGTGACTACGCACTTAAACATGTGTACTATGCAGGAGCACAGCAACTGCGCAGCCGTATTTGGTCCTCCAACTATGTACAGGGTGTTGATGCCTGGCTTCATAGGGACAAAGGAGTAGCTCCACAACCACGATGCTATGGAATGGGCAAAAGTGATCATATTGAACCCTTCCAATTCACACACTTCTTTGAGAATGGGGGTGTACATGCACGGGGTTTGGTACAATGAATCTCTAAGCAGAGTTTGGTAGAGGGAGAAGGAGCAGTATCTTTTCCTAACAAGCGTAAGGACGGCATCTCGGAGATGGGACATTTTCTCGTATGACTCTGGGAAGGCAGTCTTCCACTCATTTTCAGTGACAATTTCATTTTTCTCTAGATGGTCTACGAGCTCCTTTACGATGTCAGTTGTTTTCTTGCTCTGCAGCTGCAGACTCACCTGGTGAAGGTATAGATTCAATTTTAATCATCTTTCTGGCAGGACCCATTCTGCGCTTGTTTTTCTCACTAAACCTAATAATCAAATTGGCTGCCTTTAGAAACCGCTCCTGGACATTAATATTGAGCGGAATAATGTTGTAGTTGGTGTCTATGGAAGCCCACCGAAATGACTCAGTGACAGGGTCAGGAGTGTACATGATCCAACTGTATTTTTGGGTCTGCTGTAGGAATGAGAAATAGGCTTTGAGTAAAACAATGATATCTTTGGAAATGTTATGCGCAAAAGAAAAGAGAAATCTTGAAAATTGAAATTGCGGAATGTGACAAGAGACAATGTGCATTTTAGCATTTACCTTGAGTGTAGGCACGTTGCCTATAGTGGTGCGCGGTGCCATGTTATGCAAAACTACGAAAATGTAGAAAGCGGTGCATGCAGCATTGCGAGCAAATAGCTTGGAAGGCAAAGCATGAAACAAGACAGACACACTAGATCCCGAACACAGCCTATCCATGCACTCATCCATAATGATAGCTATGGGTCCCCTTTTGGACGCCTCCACATAGACATTATCAGGACAGTCAATGTTTAGATTTTTAGGCTCGGTCGCCTCGTCGTAGCTAAGTTCAACAAATGTGGGCTTGAAGGTGCTCGTCTTGGGAGTGATGGTTCCATCATCATTACACTCATAGTTGGATTCCATAAGCTGGAGATTCCAGGATGTCTGTTCAATGGGCGGAATCATATTTTTTTCCGGCGTGATGAAGAAGACGGTCTCTGGAATAGGCTGCAGCATGTTGCACGAAATGATGGCCCGGATGAGATGAGACTTACCGGAGCCAGTAGGACCGTAAACCACCCCGATGACAGGCTGTTTGCCCATGTTGATGGTCGGAATATTGCCATCGACCAGATACTTGGAGTCTTCTTCTTCAATGTGCTTGACTTCATTTTTGATGGCTTCAAACTGGTCCGTGACACCCCCGAGCGAGAAGAATTCTTTGTATTTGGGAAAGGAGTACTCTTTGTAAATGTTTGGACAGAGATCCACCGCTCCGTTATACCACCGTTTTACCCGTTCGTAGAATTTTTCATTGTTGAGGAACTTGTCCTCATTAAACTCCCAGTGCTTTCGCTTAGATGGACCATTCATGGTTGTCAGATTCTAAGAATCTCAACAAGTCTGCACAGTCTTCTGCAGAAATTTCTGTAAGAGGATCCAAATCTATCATGTTAATAAGGTCAGTTGGATCTATGGTATCGAGAGGGTCCTGACTATTGTCTGCCTCCCCCTCTGACTCGTCACTGCTGCTCCCACTGCTGGAGTCTTCATCCTCCTCCTCATCCCCCGCTTCATCTTCTTCCGCATAATTCTCGGCATTGGTGGGCCTCCAGCCCCTGTATATTCTCCAAGCAGGATCAATCACCCCATGCGCATTTTTGAGCGGAGCCATAGGGTCGTCGTTACTAAAGTCCTCGACTAGCCTGACCTCCTTTTCATTTCTGGGATTGGGGTTGGCATTATTGTAGGGATGCAGAGTGGAGCCCACAGGATAGAGGGTCATATCCTTCCACGGCCGTAGGACCCTGGTGAGTTTCTCATTGTGAAGCGTGAAGGGTTCATATCTACTTACTTTGTTGAGCAGCGTCTTTTTGAAAATTTCCCTGCTGGTGCTGAGTTCCGGCGTGGTGGTCTTCCCGGTGAGCCTCTCCTCTTCGCTCCTCTGCCAACACCTTAAGAGCGTATCGTAGACTAGCTCTTCCCCAGGATGCCCCTTCGCTCTTAATTTTCCTATACCCACGTGACCACATTGCGTGCACCGCGCGTCTTTCAGCGCGTACAGCTTGGGTGCGAGGAAGATGGACTCACTGGAGAAGGTGTCTGCCTTGCAGAGCTTGCACTTGATGTCGCACTCACAGGCCCAGGTGAGCTGCGGCTCGTCTGGATCGAAAATGAGCTTGGTGTCTTTGGACTTTATTCGGTGGGCACCCCTGGTGAGCATGCGCTCATAGCCACTGGCTGTGAGGAAGATACTGTCCGTGTCCCCGTACAGACTGCGCATCGGCCTATCGTGGGGATGAATGCCCCTGTCTGGCCCGTGAATGATTTCTGCCCACTCTGAGAAGAAGGCCCTGGACCACCCGAGCACAAAGCAGGCCAGCTGTGTGGCATATCTGTTGTTTTCCACCAGCTGGTCGCTCCTTTCCAGATGCAAGACAGTGACGGCCTCTGCCGGCGCGTCCATCAGAGTGAGCGGTTTAAATTCGGTGGTGTTGGCGCTCGCAAAGTGGGCGTGGTCAGTGTCCGCGGGTATATAAGCCCCCGAGTTGAGGTCCTGTAATTCCTCGTCGAAGTCTTCGAGGGAGGGGCTTTCGGTAAGTTGATTTTCATCCTTACTGGGTAGCTCATCGTCACACAAATCCTGTTCTGACAATGGGGGGTTGAAATGTTGTTGCAAGTAGTTTTGCTGAAAGAGCGAATTGATGGACTCAATGGTGTACCCACCGAAGGAGGGGTCGTTGAGGATGGTGACGTGGTTGACTTCGAGTTCTCCAAACTGTATTTTTTCCAGGTCGTCTTTGGTTAAGTCTTGTTCAAACACTACCTTGGTGGTGTCCATGTTGGTGGCGAATGCTCCGTAGAGAGCATTGCTGAGCAGCTTGGAGATGGACCGCATAATTTCGTTTCCCTCTCTGTCGGCTTTTTCTTTGGCTCTGATGTTTTTCCCTACATATTCTGCGCAAATGGTTCTCCACTCTTTAAAGACCACATTCATAGGATCGTGCAAGACCTTGACGGTCCACCCTCTGTTGTGGAGCGTGATGATGTCGATGACGGTAATGACTTCGTCGTGGAGACTCTCATTGGTCCAGACGAGCCTGCCCCCGCGTCGACTGCAGATGGGTGGCAACGGATCGAGGTCCTCTATGGGTGGCGGATGAGCCTCGACCTTGAGGATGGATGGTTTGATTCTGGGGTCGAAATAGGAGATGGTGCCGCTTTTGGCCAAGATGTCGTTGAGCCGGTCGACATGGTCGGCGGTGAATTTGGGGTCGAGCGGCGGCCCGTGCGGCAGCGGATGGGTGAGGGCGGAGGCGTACATGCCGCAAATGTCAAAGACAAAGACTGGCTCGTAGAACGGTCCGAAATGCGTGGGGTAACAGCGTCCCCCTCTGAGCGCCTGGCGAATGTACTTGAACATGAGCCTGTGGGGTGAGTATAATTGCGCGACATAGCGCGGATCCAGCCTGGGTTTTCTCTGACTGGTGCTGGCTGGGTCGTGGTTGACGGACCTCCGACTCGAGTACTCTTTGAAGGCGAGCTGTTTCCAGAGCGCGTGAGTATTGCTGGGGATGGTGGGCCTCTCGAAAATGTTAAAGTCTCCGATGAACCCCAGCTCTTTCTTGAAGTAGACGTCATAGTTGTGAAGAATGGTGAAGGCGAGCTGCTCCGTGACGACCACATCGAGCATGCAGTACTCTAAGCACGCCTGCATAATGTCGTACGGCCACCCCGGGTGCCTGGAAAACCACAGCTCCTTTTGTTCGCGCATGACCTGCGGACTCTGCCAGTACTCGAGCGCCGGGAAGCCCTCCTCATCCATGTTGTAATAACCGGCGGAGATGAACGTATTGATGGCCTCGTACGGACACTCGCCCTTGGAGGCGTCCAGCGAGTAGGCCTGTGCGGCTTTGCGCAGGTTGGCACCACCCGTAAGCTGGCATGTGTCCCTGACGGTGAATTTGACGCTGAGGTGGACATAATCGGACATGGTATTGATGCCTTCCTTCCACCTGTCTGCCCTGCTGGGGTCCTTCTCTGCATAGATGGGATTGGGCAGCGAAAAGTAAATGTCGTTAAAGAGCAGTCTGCCGGCTCTAGGCATGAAGGCGCGCTCGCACTTGGTGGCTTTGGGATAGTCCTCCTTGGCGTCCATGATTTCGCTGGACAAGAGGATCTCATCGAATCGGCAAATGTTGTGCCCGACGACGATGATGGAGACTTGGTAAAAATCGTCTGGCAGTTTTAGGTTTTTTCTGCCTTCACAGTACTTTTCGTACGGTATGTCTCTGGGTTTTTTGAGGTTGCACTCGGTAAGTAGCGCATCAATGTACGCCTGGTTGTAGAGATAGAGCCGGTTGATCATGTCGTCGGCAAAGAGGATCTGCAGCCTGGTCCTAAATTCTCGGAAGCGTTTTCCGACGACCCCCGGCCTGGGATCCATCCAGTAGAAGCCTCCGTTGAACTGGGTGATGCCGTCCATGTCGCAGGCCAGAGAGAAGGCCTTGGCGACCATGTCTTTGTCTCCCGACAGCCTGAAGCAGAGCATAAAGGGGAGCATGCGCTTTCCTCGGTTGACATACATGGTGTAAGTCTCAATGTCGTAGGTGACAAAGAGTAATTTGGTGTTGGGGGGAGAGGATGCTGTTTTGAATTTGACATGCTGCCATAGTTCTCTGCCGCTCTTTTCGATGGACATCCAGTAGAAGGCGCTGTTAGACTGTTTGCATGTGTGTGCCTGTGTCCAGCATATTCCACATTTAGGACATTTCTGGGCTGGTTTGATGGACGTGACCCATGTCCACTCGTCTTCCTGAAGGTCTCTGGTAAGTGAAATGGGGGGCATAACGGGGTTGTCTGAGGACCACAACCGCTGGATGTTGGCGGTTTTTCCTCGAAGCTTGACCAACTGGATGTGCATGGGTTTGAATACGGTAAGTCTCTCTAACGGTGATTCTTTGTAGTAGGCATAATCGATGCGGTTGTATCCTTTGGCATTTCCTCCTAGGAACTTGTGAAGCGTTAACCATTTGCGCAGTCCTTTGATGAACACGGTAGCTCGTATTTTGTGTGGGACACCATTGATGTAGTAGATGCCGTCTTTGACATATGTGCCTATGAGTGACTTGAATAACTTGTTCATTTTTCCTACATCTTCGAACGGGATGGTGGCGACTTTGAGCGAATCACTGCCTAACTTGGTTCTAACGAACGGGACGATGGAGCGGGCGGGTCTAGTGGGTCTACCTTTTCTTTTCTTTCGTTTGGCATCTCTGTTGTACTCGTGGTCTTTGGCGGGGGACTGTGGGGAGGACGGTGGTGTGGAGGAGTGACTGGGAATGGACTGGAGGGAGTCTGTGTTCATATTGTCGGAATCCATTCTATAGGTTTACCTCTCTCAAACGCGCCTGGATGCGCTGGTTGGTACTGATGGCAGTAACCCCTTTGAATTTAATCCTGAAACTGATATCAATGGACTCAATGAGCTCCTCGCTTAAATTGAGCTGGTTAAGCACATCATCTATGTCACCTGACTTATCTCTGTACTGTATGTCGGAGAGAAAGAGCTGCTGATCTGCCTCATCCATCCCTGCAAACTGTCCTGTGCGTTCGACCATCATGAGGAAATCTAAGAGAACTCGCGACCAGAGCGCCTCAAACATGTTGGGTGCGTTTTGCTCGCTCCATATACGCTTAAAGACCTGCCTTGCATGGACATCCCAGCCAGTAAGTAACACTTGCAGGGTCTCGATGGTCACAAACCTAGTGAAATTGCGATTCATCATAAACTTTACGTACAGGTAATAGAGGGTAGAGGCGACATGCTCTGAGAGGAAAAAGTAAAGTACCCATTTGCGTAGAAACGAGTCGGTGACAATGCCACCGTCTCGACTGGTGACAAGTAGCCTATAGAAGTCGTTTCCGAATTGGAACATTTGGTGCCGGCGTGAAGCCGGCGAGAGCTCGTCCCTGAGTGCATTAATGGCTGCCAGAACCGTTCTGAACACTTCGTCGAGGAAATCTTCTTCTTCGTCTGCTACCACTTCTCCTAGTTCTGGTTCGTACCGGTCTTCTTCCATCTCGGCGGGCAGCTGTTCAGCACCCACCGCGGTCCGACGTCGGCGGCGCTGTGGCAGCCGGTCGACAAAGATTTGTGCAGTCCGTCTTCTTCGCCTGCTCAACTGACTGGTGGTAATGGCTCTTCCTCGGGGCCCTCTGGGCCGTAGACCCTCCCTGGAGGGAACTCTTCTGTTTCTGAGCTGGATGGCACCTCCTCTGAGAGGTCCTTCCGCAGCGGGGTTTTGTGTCTCGATCAGTGTACTCATTAAACATTTTGACATGATTTCAGCCGCATCGCTGGGCGAAAACCCTCGACTGACGACCGCGACGACAAGTCTCCTGGTATCGACGGATCCATAGGAGTCGACCAACTCCTGTAACCAGTTTTCTCGTGTGAACACATCACCGAAAGGTAAGAATCTAATTTGATGCTCATTTTCGTAGCAGTCGAAATACCACGAAAAGAGGTAGTGAGTTAACGCGACCCTCAGCTGCCTGATAGCACTTAAGATATTGGCATCGTCACGGGAGGCGATTCTCACCGCGGTATCAGTGGATAACCCAGCGGCCCCTCTTCCCGTTAAAGTGGTGACAATGTCCTGCTGATATGGGTCACCTCTACCAACCAAGTTTCCCATGTCGGCAGATATTCTGTCCATGAGAACTGAATTGTGCATTTGCTCAAAGGTTTCGTTGAAGTTGTCAAGGTCTAGAAACTGCATGTACCGTCCAACATCTACCGAGTACGAGCAGTCAGTGAGACAGGTCCAGTAGAGCCTAGGCTGACTAGGTCCGTAGGTGCGCGAGAACCCTAGCTGCATAAACACTCTGTTTTCAAAGTAGTAGTCGTTCAGCACCTTGTGCATGTATTGGTACCCGATGAGCAGATGAGGTGCAGGTAAGCCGTTGTAGGGCTCTCGTCTGACGTTGTTGGACCCGGGTGCCATGTCGACCAGTTGCATGACTCGGTAGTCATACACGCGACTGACTCGGTAGACGGTTCTTGGATCGATTTGGCGTGGTTCGTGGCGGACTCGAATGTCGTCCAGTTTAAGTATGAGTTCCATGAAGCGTACCGTATTGATGCTTTGCCCCGTGAGTTCAGCGAAGATCCTGAAAGCCTGAAATTGACCCTAATTTTAGAAGATGCACCCGGTGCTTCAAAGCGTTCAAAATACCAACAATGGCGGACACGTTTCGAGACGACAGCTACCATCACCTCCTCGGTTTCCGGCTCAAAAGGCTACGCAAGGCACAGAACCAGACCAGCCGCAGATTGACCATCCAGACCCCGTGCACGCACACTCTGGAGCAGAACTCGATTCTATGGCTCCGACATGTGGTATAGCCTCTGGCGCCAATATGGACGAGTTCAGGATGTATGACAGAGATGTCAATAGGAAAGCTACTGTTCCTGAATGTAACCTGTTTAAGGCCCCGAGAACCGAGGTGCCGCAGAACGACTACGAGCGCGATGCCATGTACTACGCAGGGCAAGGTATCAAGGTGGACAAAAACAGAGTGCTAGAGCCAGAGGACTTTAGGGGGGATCCTACATTTAACAGGGCCGTCAATCACCTTAAAGCGGCCGAGCTGAAACGGCACTCTGATCAGACGGCCTTTAACGAAGAGTACAGAAACATGTCTCACCAGGCCAAGATCAGGACGGCCCTGACTAGACGAGAGGTCAAGTCGGGCATCTACTACCTGTACGATTTTGTGCAAACCTACATGGACCACCCGGACGGACGAGTGGCTCTCAATCCTCAGCTCGTGTTGGTGGCGCAGCACGCAGGCAACTCAATTCTGGCGCACCGCCTGTGGGCCATTGCGGAGGACAAAAACGCCTGGCTGCGCGAACTGATCGAAATGACGTATATGATCGTCAATGATCCGTACATGTCCACCAACCAACAGCTGTCGGCCATTTGCACTACCGTGGTGGAGCTGAGCATGAAGTACGCTAAGATGGTGGCCAAGAACGGCTACCCTAGCATGGCTCAGATGGCCAAAACGCAAGAGTTCTTTTACCGAGTGATGGAGGCTATCCTGAATTTGAGTGTGGAAATCGGGGTGTATCACACTAGACCTGTTCAGTACAGACAGAAGCGAATGAGCGAAATTCCACAAATGTCTGATTCAGACTACATGTTCGGTTTGACTCAGGCTTTAGAAACCCGCCCTCCTCTCGGGGAATTTGACGATTTTGAGGAGGAAGAGGGGTCCGATTTCGACGATGACGACGGCTACTGATAATTACAAACACCTGGCTCCAGCGTCAAGAATGGACGTAGCAAGGGCTCTCAGTAGTGCCCCGAATAGCGTAGATGCCAAACTGATCAGACATGCACCGTACGCCAACAAACTAATCAGTCTTCAGACGGCAATGGTCCCTCCTAAGGTGGACGGCACATCAGAGCGGGTGGCGGAGATTGTCAAAGGGCTAGCCAAGCAGGGTGCCATTTACCCCGACCAAATGGGTGCCATTCACTCTGACTTGCTCAATCGCGCCTACACGTGGAACTCTATGGGTGTCCAGGAGAGCATTCAGGCCCTGGTCAACGATGTGATCCACGGCCAAAACAGAGTATTGCAGGAGGAGATGGCCCGCACGACCGAAATAGCCAATGCCAGCATCCTCACCAAGTTCTTTGACTCAATATACAAAACGGTGGAGCGAGGACAGAGGAACTTTGAGGCGTTCAAAAACCTTCTCCGTCAATTTGTAAATAATGTGCCTACGGCTGAGATCTATGCTAGCGGTACTTCGTACAACTTGCAAATAAACATCGGTGGTGGTAGCCAAAACATTAACCTGACCAATGCGTTCGAGAACCTAAAAAACATCTGGGGAGCAAAGTGGGACTCTGTGAACAACCCTCGCATCGGGGCGCTGATGACACCGAACACACGCGCACTCATCTTTTTTGTGAGCGCTTTCTACTCGGCTGGGGTCTTTGAGCCTGGGTCCTACCTGGACAATATTATGAGGCTGTACAAGGAGACCATCCGATCCGATGTGGATTCGGACGGAGATGCGGTGATGGAACTTGGTGAAGCGGGGGTGCAACTCAACAAGTCTTTCGAGAATTACAAAGACACCCTCAATTACCTTCTTCAGAACCGCCAGTACATTCCTCCCTCTGGTCCGGCTGAACTCAGTGATGATCAGCTAAACATTCTGATGTACTTGACTAGACAATTGAGGAATGCTCTGAGAGACGGGGTGCCGGCCGACATTTCCATTAGCACCATGGCTCAGTACCTAGATCCCAGACTTTTCCAGTCTAACAAGGTGTTTATCGAGCGCTTGCAAGACTACTTGCTAATGGCCTACATGAAGAACCCGGCCTTCTACCGTGCCATCATTTCAGATCCTCAGTGGGTGCCCCCGATGGGCATCTTTACGGGCGAGTTCCTAATCCCTGAAAGGCACGAGTTTGCGGATGACGACTCCGTCTTCTTACCCCCGTCTAGAGACGAATATTACGATGACACCCCGTACCAACCAGCATACAACACTATGACACAGTCCCAAAAGGACAAGTTCCATGAAGACTTGAATGCGCTGGTCGACACGATTGACAAGGAGCTTGGAGTTCAGTCGGAAGCAGGATGGTTGACGGACCACCGTCTTCCAGGCTTCTTTGACGGGGCCTTGAATCTTGGTCCACCCTCCGTGGTGACTGGCTCCATGAGCTCACACTCTAGCGTCTCGTCTCTAGCCGATGCACTATCTAACATGAATTTTAAAGGTTCTGGGGCTGGTGCCAACCCCTATTCGTCCCTAAGACCCAGGGTCGGGGGAGTACCGCAGGTGCTTCCTCGCCCGAGCGCCTACGATCGCCCTACGCGAGGCTACGGTTTAGTGAAGCGTGTAATGAGTGGTAGTGGACTTAAGCGTGGATCGCGACTTCGATTCTACTAGCCAATAACTTACCGCCATTTTTAGGAGTCAATGATGAATTGGGGACCACCGCCGTCAACAATACCTCCTCCTCCTCAGTTCCTTCAAGGGTCTGCTTCTGCGCAGGCCGAGTCGTATCCAGCAATGGTGAACGGACACAGACCCTCTGTGGGTTCAGTGGACGAAATGATGAGTTCAGAGCTGTATCTACCACCGCAGAGAGTGATGGCCCCTACTGGAGGAAGGAACAGCATCCGTTATAGAGACATGGCTCCGGCTCAGAATACGACCAAATTTTTCTATGTAGACAATAAGCTGAGCGATCTAGACACATACAACGAGTACGCCAACCACAGTAACTTTAGGACCACGGTGATTCACAACCAAGACTTAGACCCAGAGACCGCGGCCACCGAGTCTATTCAGTTGGATAACCGTTCATGTTGGGGTGGTAATCTAAAGACTAGTTTTAAAACCAATTGCCCTAATGTGACCCGCTTTTTCCAAAGTAATACTGTCAAAATAAAGATGATGTGTTCTCGCCCACCTCCACCTTCTCCACCACCATCTCCTGGCCCAAATACACAGAGTCAACCTTATTCCATAGAAGGGTGCAAATTTAAATGGTACGATATCAGTATCCCTGAAGGTAATTATGCATTGACAGAGATCATTGATCTGTTGAACGAGGGTATCGTTCAATGTTACTTGAGTGAAGGAAGACAGAACAACGTAAAGGAATCAGACATTGGTGTTAAATTTGATACACGTTACTTTGATCTTATGAAAGATCCTGAAACTAATCTGATAACACCAGGAAAGTACGTCAACAAAGGTTACCATCCAGACATAATTCTTTTACCTGGATGTGCTGTGGATTTCACCTATTCTAGAATGTCCCTCATCCTTGGCATTTCTAAAAGAGAACCTTACAAGAAAGGATTTATAATTTCTTACGAAGACCTTGTAGGTGGCAACATTCCTCCACTATTAGATACGAGCATTATTCAGAATAATAGTGACGTGGTAAACATTAGTGCTATCAAACCACAGTATCAGGACACTCAAGGTGTATCCTACAATGTGTTCACTGATCCTGGTGATCAAAAACAATGGACAGCATACCGTTCATGGCTTATAGCTTACAATGATATCAATTCTAAAACATACAAAGAAACTCTTCTTACAGTTCCTGATATGGCAGGAGGATTAGGGGCCATGTATATGTCTATGCCTGACACATTCACACCACCAACCGGGTTTAAGGATGATAATACTACCTACATGGCACCTGTGGTTGGTATGAACCTATTTCCGACTGTTGGGAAATGTATGTATGTAGGAGCCTCTAACTATGTTCAACGATTAGAAAATTCTATGAACGGAGCAACGGCCGCTTTCAATAGGTTTCCAGATAACGAGATATTGAAGCAAGCTCCACCAATCAATGTGTCAGCCGTGTGTGATAATCAACCCGCTATTGTTCAGCAGGGAACATTGCCTATCAAGACATCTATTGCCGGTCTACAACGCGTTCTGGTAACAGACGATCAGCGGCGCCCCATTCCCTACGTTCATAAGACGCTAGCTACTGTTCAACCGCACGTTCTCAGCAGTGCCACCATTCAGTAATGTCGATTTTGATTTCACCCAGTGATAACCGTGGTTGGGGTGCCATGATGCGACGGTCGAGGTCTCGTTCTGTGATGCGTCGTAGACCTTCAATGAGGGGAACAGGTCTGAGAAGGCGCCTAACTCGTGTAGTTAGAGCTGTTCTTCCAGCCGTTCCAGGTCCAGTACGCAGCCTTTTGGGGTTCGGACGTAGGCGTATGCGTAGATCCGGATCTAGAACGACTCTTGTGGCTGTTACTTCGACTCGTCGACGAAGAAGACGTTGAATGACTGAAAAAATGTGACTCTATACCCGTCATTTCTAGGATGCCTTCAGTTGTCTTAACCGGTGGTAGAGCTAAACGACGACGATCTTCTATCATTAAACTACCACGTCTTCCGAAAAGGAAACGCACCAAATATGTAACTGTCAAAAATCCTTCAGGGTCTGCTGAGGCAGAACGTGCTGCTTTACAGACTCTGGCGCAGAGATTTCAACGTGGGAGTTACGGTGGGCTGAAATCCACTGTAAACGAGGCAGCTCGTACAGCAGCCGCGTACGGAACTCCGGTATCCGCAACCAACGTGATTACTGGCCATAGTGCTCACGCAGTTCCACTTACTGGAAGTGGGTTAAAGAAAATAAGACGTAGTAGCCGTAAAGCACGTGTGTCTAAAAGGAAAAGACTAAGGGGTGGCATATTTCCTGCGCTTATTCCACTAATTGCTGCTGCTATAGGAGCTATTCCAGGCATTGCCGGAACAGCTGTTGGTATCGCCAACCTTAAGGAGCAGCAACGCCAATATAATGAACAAATGAAACTTCAGCGAGAACAACTTGAACGTTTGACTGGGAAAAAGAAGTGAGAATGTATGGTTGTAACCCTAATTAGCCGTTTTCAATAAAATTTGTAGAACTATGGACTACGCCGCTCTTTCACCTCACGTCGGTTCCTGGGCCCTTCGAGACGACGTCCACGGCAACTCTAGTCTTCGAGGGGGTGCCATTAATTGGGGCAATATTGGGTCGAGAATAACGAGCGGTCTGGCGAGCACCGGCAGATGGCTCGGCAACATCGGCAACCGCTTTATCCACTCCAACACCTTTAGCCAGATCAAGCAAGGCATTAAGGATAGCGGAGTGATTCAGAACGCCGCTAATCTTGCTGGGGAGACAGTCAACGGTTTGCTGGATATCGGCAAACTGAAACTGCAGCAAGATTTAGAGAATTTGCGTCGCAAGGCTCTGGGCGAGCAACAAACTAGCCCTGCTGAACTCGCTGCCCTAATAGCAGCACTACAATCCCAAATAGGTGGTCCTCCTCAGTCAGTTCCACCACCTCCACCTGTTCACCATGAAATTCCTACGACTTATCCCATGCACCCTCCACAACACCTCATACCCACGACAAGACCTATACCTGAAATGGTCACGGAAGTCAAGCCACTGGTAGAACCACCAGTGACCTCTTCTGCTCCAGCAGTTCCTGCCACACTAGACTTGCCTCCCCCTCCACCCGCAAAGCGACCTAGAAAGAGACCACACTACAGCAGTGGGAACAGCTGGCGTGCAAGACTTAATTCAATGACGGGTAGCGGAGTCCATGCATCTCGTAGGCGGATGTGTTACTAATGTACGGTTTTAAACGGTTTGTAGGTTCACCATCATGGCTGCTTTGACCCCTGACTTGACGACGGCTACGCCGAGGCTGTCCTATTTTCACATTGCCGGTCCGAGCACACGGGAGTACCTATCAGAGGACCTGCAGCAGTTCATAAGCGCAACCTCAAGCTACTTTGAGCTGCGAAACAAATTCAGACAGACTGTGGCGGCACCAACGCGTAATGTCACCACTGAGAAGGCACAGCGTCTACAGATACGATACTACCCTATTCAGTCAGATGAGACATCCAATACTCATCGCGTTAGGTTTTCTATAAATGTAGGTGACAGTTGGGTGCTCGACATGGGGTCGACGTACTTTGATATAAAGGGAGTGGTGGATAGAGGTGTGTCGTTTAAACCTTACTCAGGGACGGCATACAATCCACTTGCTCCAAAAGAATCGGTGTTCAACTTCTGGTACGAACAGAAGAACAGTGGAGGGACACCAACTCATAATTTTATCGCAGCTCAGTTGTCAACGCTATATAAAAACGATGACTCAACAGGAGGTGACACAACAAAACAAGTTGTAAAAGACATGAGTGGTGTTTACCCAGACCCAAACAATGGAACCAGTATATCAGTTCCAGAACTCCTAATTAAAGACCCAGCAAACCCAAACTTCAGTGGCACCGGAAAAGTTGCAAAAGCTAATCTTATGTTGGCTCATGGAGCCTATGTTCAACCAATTAATGCTGAAGGTGCACAGTCACTTACGCAAACAGGATATGTTTTGTCTGAAGACAAGTCTAAGTACAACGGAGCAATTTCTGTTGAAGACTACACTGCATCTCTGCAGTACCCTGACAGCTTGTACATAGCACCAAACGATGATGCAGATGATAACTTTGGTGTTACAAAAGGCCTGAGAACAAACTACATTGGCTTCAGGGACAATTTCATCAACTTGTTGTATCACGATTCTGGAGTATGTTCTGGTACCCTAAACTCAGAGCGATCAGGTATGAATGTTGTTGTGGCACTACAAGACAGAAATACCGAATTAAGTTATCAGTACATGTTAGCAGACATGATGTCTAGACATCACTATTTTGCACTGTGGAACCAAGCAGTTGATTCTTATGATCATGATGTCAGAGTGTTTAATAACGATGGGTATGAAGACTCAGTTAGTGGCTATGCGTTCGCTCCTAATGGCCTAGGCAACAAAACAGGCCTATTGTACACCAAACTAAAGGTGATGGTAACGGATCAGTCAACAGGTGAAATAACGAGTCAAACTGAGGTAACTCCCACCACATCAAGTGCGTTTGGAGTAGGAAATGTGCCTTCATATGAAATAAACATTCCAGCAATAATGAAAAGGAACTTTATCATGTCAAACATTGCAGATTATCTACCTGACAAGTACAAAGTAAGCATAGACAACACTGATGGTGTAGACCCATCGTCTTATGAGTACATGAACAAGCGTGTTCCTCTGACAAATGTTGTGGACTTGTTCACAAATATTGGAGCTCGGTGGTCAGTAGACCAAATGGACAACGTTAATCCATTTAATCACCACAGAAACTGGGGTCTCAAATACAGATCTCAACTGTTAGGAAATAGCAGATACTGTCCGTTCCACATTCAAGTTCCACAAAAGTATTTTGCAATCAAGAACTTGTTGTTGCTGCCTGGAACATACACTTACGAATGGGTACTTCGAAAGGATCCCAATATGGTTTTGCAGTCAAGTCTTGGTAACAACTTAAGAGAGGAGGCTAAAATTACATTTTCTGAAGTAAACCTTATGGCAAGCTTCATGCCAATGGATCACAATACAAGCAATCAACTTGAGTTGATGATGAGAAATGCCACAAACGACCAAACATTCATGGATTACCTTGGAGCCAAAAACTCTCTCTACAGTATACCAGCTGGACAGCAGCAGATTACTATAAACATTCCAGCCAGGACATGGGAAGGCATGCGAGGGTGGTCATTCACTAGACTCAAGACAAAGGAAACTCCACAGCAAGGAGCTCAATATGACGTTGGCTTCAAGTATTCTGGTTCCATTCCTTACCTTGATGGAACATTCTACTTGAACCATACATTCAGAAACATGAGTGTGTTGTTCGACACGTCAATTAACTGGCCAGGAAACGACAGATTAATGTCTCCTAACATGTTCGAGATAAAACGACCTCAGTCTGCTGACTCTGAAGGATTTACGATGTCCCAAAGTGACATCACTAAGGATTGGTTTCTTATCCAGATGGCTACAAACTACAATTTCGTGTACAATGGGTACAGGTTTTGGCCAGACCGACACTATTTCCAATATGACTTTTTGCGTAACTTTGACCCAATGACAAGACAATACCCTCTTTTCACCACTTCAAATAAGCTATATGACTTGTTATCCTATGACAATAGCCCTAGTGCGTTAGTCAAGCAGGATTACGTAAGGAACAACTCAGGATTCATACCTCCGAGAGATGAACCTGTTTCCAACAGCGTTCAGGGACACGCATGGCCAGCGAACTGGCCGTATCCTCTAATAGGGAAGCATTGTGTTGATCCATCAAACATTCTAAACTACAAAAAATTCCTGTGCGACAACTACCTGTGGACCATTCCGTTTAGCTCTGACTTTATGTACATGGGCGAGCTGACGGATCTGGGTCAGAATCCAATGTACACCAACAACTCCCACAGCATGGTGATCAACTTTGAGGTAGACCCCATGGACGAGGACACCTATCTCTACATGCTGTACGGGGTGTTTGACGCGGTCAGGGTGAACCAGCCTGAGCGCAATGTGCTGGCCATGGCTTACTTCCGTACGCCTTTCGCTACAGGTAACGCGGTGTAAGCGGTGGCATGGCAGGAACCACGGACAGTCAGCTACGAGGACTGGTAGCCGCGATGCACTTGAGGCACAAGTTTCTAGGGGTGTTCGACAACTCATTTCCAGGGTTCTTAGATCCTGTACGGGCCACCTCGGCCATTATCAATACTGGCTCGGCGGCCTCTGGTGGTATGCACTGGATAGGCTTTGCCTACGAACCTATTAAAAGAATCTGTTATATGTTCGATCCTTTTGGATGGAGCGATGAAAAACTATGGTCTATTTACAAGTTCAAGTATGATGCTTTACTTAAGAGAACCGGACTCGCGCAGAGCGACCGGTGTGTGACTCTAGTCAAGTCGACTCAGGCCGTGCAGTGCACCTGTTCGGCTGCTTGTGGGCTGTTTAGCGCCCTCTTTATTGCTTCCTTCGATGCATTTCCTATGCATCCCATGGACGGAAACCCGATTATCGACATAGTGGTTGGGGTCAACCACTCCAAGATGAACCAGCCTTTCTACCGAGATCTGCTGCACAGAAATCAAGAGAGACTGTACCATTGGTTGGAGAAGACGAATAGCTACTTTCGCGCGCACTCACGGGAACTGCGCAGACAAACCGCGATTGAGACACTACCACATTCTTAGTGAATCAATAAAGAATGTTTATTGATGTACACACGGATGCGCGTCTTTGTCTTGATTTTTTAGTCTAAAACACCTCGGTAGATTCCTGCACAATGGCAGGTTGGATCACATCGGTTTTGAAGGCAAAACCGTTGAACCATTTAAACTCGTGCAGCTTGGGGCTAGCGTTCTCCCCGTTCACCGAGTGATAGATTTCGTTAGCGAAAATGTACGCAAAGCGCAAGTCGATGGCAGACAGCTTCCAGCCACAGGTTTTGTCGAGCTTTTGGGCGCTCATATTGGCGTTCCGACCGCTAGTCTGAGGGTTGCAGCACAGATAAACCATAGTGTGACCAAACTGCTTGTGGGCACTCATGTCCTTTCTAGCCTTGGCAACTTCATCAGAAATCTCATCCGTTCCGTTCATTTTATACGGAACCATCTTGCACAGCTGCCTACCTGGAACGGCACCATCGTAGGCATAGTTGCACAGGCAATTGCCTCCGATGAGCACGCGCTCGGTAATCTTGGCCGCCGGCACGTTAGGATACAGAGACTGGGTCCAAATCAGATCGTGCTTCATGGCCGACACGGCCTTCTCGGCATCTGAAAACACCATGGCACAACTGCCCGTGGCGTGAGGGTGAGGGAACCCACCATGGTTAAGATCTTTGAAGCACACTACATTATTTTCAAATTTCATAATGACCACGGAACGGCCGTACTTATTTTTCTCCACCACGGCTCCGTTTTCCCCTACGGCCCTCTTTCCAGCCTCGCTCAGGGCACTCATCTCAATGGTTCGCGGCTTGACTAACATGTCCATCCCGTGTAGACATTTTGGCTTGAAGTCGCCCGATTTTTCGTTCCACCCGTGGCGCCAAACATAGACCCCACCTGGAAGGAACTTGGGCGTCATTTCGGCCTTGTTGTAGACCATGGCGGCTACAAAGCGTCCGAGCTGACAGTTGAAGCTCTCGTAGGTGGAAAAGGTCAGTCTAAAGTCGGGGTGCACCTTGCGCATAAAGGAACTCCCTAGCTTGGCCCAGACAGCATTGGTGGGTTCGATGGAAGAGCCCTGCCATTTCACACCAAAGGCCTCACACAACTTGGTCAGATAGCCCATAGCTTTCTGTGCTGCAAACTCCAACAGATTAGCGGAGGGTTTAGGGGACTCATTTTCCTCATCCTCTGCCTCTGCCTCTGCCTCCTCCTCATCCTGTACTGCCTCGACCTCTTTAGCAGCGCGCTTTTTGTGTGGCTTCTCCTCTAGCTCGCTTTCCGACTCAATCTCTTGGCGCTTCTTTCTGATCTTCTTGGCGCTCACTTTCACCACCTCCTCTTCCTCCTCTTCGGCTTCGCTTTCGCTCACCACCGGCTTCGCCACATGCTTCTTCTTCATGGTCTTCTTTTTGGCACCTAAACCCACAAAGCGGAACGGTCAGACCACGCCCTTCCCAGAGTGTATAAATACAAATGCGCGTGTTTCGGTGGCTAGTGGCCTACCGAGTTCGGTCGACTTGAGCGGCGGCTCTTCGTCCTGCCGCTTCTTGGCCTTCTTCGGCTTGACGACAATCTCCAGCGGAGACTCCTCGTCGCTGCTCGCCTCGGACGCCTCGAAGTGGATAAACTCGGCCATCCTCGGTAGGTGGACTGAACATCATGGGGATTAACGGCAGAGATAAGGCTAAACTTATCCTAGAGCTAATCTTTAAACACGCTATCGAAGAGGGGGTATGGAGTAGGTTCGTGCGCCATATGCAGCGCGAGGCATGGATCGGATGCCACATAGACTTGGGGAAAGACTTCTCCATGCTAGGCACCGCCAAAGCTACGGATCGGTTGATCCTAAAAATGGGTGAACACCGGTCTGTTTTGTTGGCTTACAGAGCGGAAGAGGAGGTATTAGGCATGGGAGACGATATCCGCAAGAACTCCACCAGCAGCAGCGAGGAGGAGGAGGACGAAGTGTTTTACACCTCCGACCATTCCGACACTGAGTCGAGTGTCAGTGACGAGAATGAGGGCCATGAACACGATAGCGTGGAAACCCCTGAGAATGAGGGCAGTGAGGCGGCGGTCTCCACCGAGACCGAAGCACTGGATGAGCCAACCGAATCCCCTCAACCACAGGCTGAGCGGGAGGAAGCCGAAGAAAAACCTAGAGAAACAGTCGAACCCAGGGCCGAAGAAGAAGTTTCCGTTCCTGATGGAGCTGGAAACCAGGTTCAGAATGAGGACGAGGCCACAAGCGTAGTAGATGAATTGGAATGTGTCCCCGACAAGGATGACTACCAGACCAAGTATGAGATACCTACGGGTCCCGATTTCAAAACCCACTTGAAGAGAATGGCGACTATGGTGATGGGCGCGCTCAACGACAAGGCCATGCCCGATGAGAAAGTGACCGTGGAGAGTGTACAGTCGCAGCTAGAGCATTTCATCTTTAACCCTCCGAGGGAAGTTCCCCCCGAGATTAAGGATGCGCGCCACAACTTTTACCCTCCGTTTGTGGTGCCCAAGGCCATCAGCAACTACCATGTCTTTACCATGACGGCTCCCATCCCCAAAAGCTGCAAAGCTAACCGTTACGGCACGGAGGTCTTTGCCAAACTGCGGGAAAGCAACTACTTTAGGCGCTTACCTCGGTGGCGCGTCGGAGTCACGCTGGAAGACGGGTTGGGGAAGGACGTCACGCCGATAGGCGAGCTAGAAGAAGAAGTAAAATTGATTCCGTTACAAGAGGATATTGCTAGAATGCAGTGGGTGAAGGGGCGCGCGGAGCATGTCAACTACTTTGGCTACCCGTCCCTGCACATTCCTCCCAAACTGTCTAAAATGTTGATGGAGGTGCTGATCCAACCGTTTGTCAATGAGGGGGACGAAAAGGTGAAGCCCGCCATCGATGATTACGAGCTGTGGGAGATTGTCGATTCCGAGCACAAAATGAGCGCTTCGGAACTGAGCGATGCCATGCACAAGCGCCGCTCCATGATGCTGATGGCCGTGCGGATCGGCTGTCAGCTCGAGCTGATGGAGAGAGTCTTTAGAAACCCATCTATGGTGAAAAAGTGTCAAGAGTGTCTCCACCATACTTTCCACCGTGGCTATGTGAGCATGATCCGCGACATTTCCAAAGTCAATCTGAGCAACTTTGTCACTTACCACGGAATCACCTACAACAACCCGCTCAACAACTGCATTATGAGTCGCTTGTGTGAGGGTCAGGACAAGGAGGATTTCATTGTGGACTCCATCTACCTCTTTTTGGTGCTCACCTGGCAAACGGCTATGGGCATGTGGAGTCAAGCGATAGATGAGGGCACTGTCAAAGTGTACTCGGAGGTGTTTGAAAAGCTCAAAAGGCAACTCTACGCGCTCACCTCGGTGACCGACATGAGCAAGGCCATTGTGGACATCCTGATGGACGGAGACAGGCTGACCGAGGAGATGCAAAAGAGCATTCCCAATTTCATTACCAACAGCCAAATCTCCAACTTTAGATCTTTCCTGATGGAGCGCTCCAACATGCCGAGCATTTTCGCGCCTCTCTACCCCTCCGACCTGATCCCGCTGGTCTTTAAACAGTGCACGATGGCACTCTGGGACCAAGTCTATCTACTTCAAGTGGCCTACTTTTTGATGAACCACGGGGGCTACCTGTGGGAACCCGAGGTGGAGACGGGATCGGCTCGCTCCCACTGTCCGTGCAACCTGTGCAGCCCCCACCGAATGCCAGCGACTAACCAGGCGCTGCACAATGAGATTTTGGCCATCGGTACTTTTGAGATCCAGAACGCTGAAGGCAAGACCTTCAAGTTGACACCCGAACTGTGGACTAATGCCTACCTGGAAAAATTCGAGCCTAAGGATTTCCACCCATTCCACGCTATGTGGTACGATGGCAACGAGAGCTCCTTTACCAAGGAGCGAACCGCTTGCGTCACCACTAGCCCAGAAGTGTTCACGCTGATTAGACAGATTAAGGACGCTAGGGAGGAGTTTATCCGCACCAAGGGCAGAGGAGTATATAAGGACCCCGAGACGGGTGAGGAGCTCACAGACTCCCGAGCTGGATCACTCGAAGGTCCGACTCTACCAGTCCCTGTCGCCCATAAGCTCGGAGGAGCTGCGCCGAAGAAGATACTTGCTAAGCCTGTACGCGCTGCCATCCAGCATGACCCAAAAGCAAGTGGACGCTATGAAGGAGCAGGAGCAGAGGGAGCTAGACAGATCGAGGGAGGAAGACGACTGGGAGTCCATAGGCAGCGAGGACACGTATTCGGAGGTGAGCGACGAGGAGGAGGAGGACGGGGATCTCGAAGGGTTCATCACCTCCTCCGAAGACCAGCCACCCCCGTCCCCGAAAATAGATCTGGCACCGAAGAAGGCACCGAAACAGAAGAAGCGAAAACTAGCCGTGCCACCTACCACCAACCCGAAGCAGAAGAAAGCCAGATCTGCTACAGCGACAGTGACGGAGAAGACCTCTAAGGCCGCCGTTCGCTCACTAGTCAAGCGAGGTAAATACACTAGCTGGGCGCAGTACCGCGTAGACATTTACCAGGCACTGCGGGACGCGGTATTTGACCGCTCCATAGCGTGCAAAATTCTGAAGGGAAGAGGCATTTACGTGCCTCCTCCCATCTTGGCATACTACGGGCGCCAACTCTGCTCTTCTTCTTGTTCCTCGTCTGTCGCTTCTAGCTCGCCCATCTCCGAGGAAGGTGGTGACTCCGGACCCCGAGGAGGTCATAGCCTTGAGAAGTGATATTCTGAAAACCCTCTTAGAAATAGACAGCTACGCCAAGGAGCACCCTTCCCAGAAAATAGCCATCAGAAACAGAACCCGAGAGAGTATCACGCGGCACCTTCACTATGAGAAAAGCGAGGAAAAGCTTACCCGTATGAAGACCGATGCAGCTAAGCTCCTCGATCTGTGGAAAGCCGTCTAACCCTGCCTTCTTTATACCCGAGATGTTGCGTGCCACACCTACCGAATACGTATGGAAGTACAACCCTCTTTTCGGAACACCTGCCGGGGCTCAGCAGAATTACGGGTCAACGGTCGACTGGGTCGTGCCAGGAGGGCGCGTGATGTACGCTCCCATCCAATCGCTGCGCAGTAGCGTGCCTAGCCCGGATCAATTTACAGCGATGACTAAGAAGTTCGAGGCCATGTCCGATCAACAACCCTACGCCAACGCCCATCAATCAGCGATGATTGCTGCCAACGTGGCTGATTCAGGGGTTGTAAAAAGCGGACTTAGACCGATCGATTACGGGACACGTCAACGGGTGCAATTAGCGGGTGGGGCGATTCCGCTCTACACGAGCGGATCGGAAGGTGACGTGCAATTATCTGGCGGGATGACCGAAGGTCGCGTACAGCTCAGCGGAGGTCTGCACGCACGTAGGCATACCATAAAACCACCCAGATGGTGTGGAACGGAGATGACGGGTAACGGCTTGGGTGACCCCGAGGAAGTGGCTTCTGAGTCACTCAAATACCACCTGCGCACCCAGGGCCCCGCCGTCACCGACATGCCCGACGCCTACACCCAGCGTGCCTTTATGGAAAGTCACGTCCCTGTGGTGGTCCCCCGACCTTTCCGGTCTCAGGACCCAGCCGACTTCCCAGCCAACTTTAGCGCCATTTACAAAGGCCGTACCGCCTTCGAGAACACATTCTGGGACTGGTAAAGGGTATGGTGCTTACCACGCGTTGTCTGTAATCCGTTTCCGAATAAATTTCGTCTAGTTCACTATCCGAAAAAGGCTCTCGTCTCTTGACTGTTACGCGCTCTCCCCCATCGCTATGCACTTGCGCTCTGTACCGCCGTCTTATCCAGAACACAAAGGCAGGATTCAGTGGGAAACTAAATCTGACTATGCTCTGTCCGTTTAGATTCATCCAATACTGCTGCGCCATGAGTGGTGAACTAAGAGTAAGATTCGGACACCCTTACAAGAGCAGCACTGGAGTATCAAATAAAGTAGATCAATCCGATTCAAAGATGTCACAAAATAAGACTCCACCCCCTTCTACTCAAAAAATAGATCTTGTATACCCGTTCTGGTGGATGAGTGGAAGCGGTATAACTGTAACATCACACACTGATGATCCAGGTATATGCAACGGTATAAAATGATGACTTAGTAGTAAGACGTATGTGTATTGACACTGGCAGACTAAATACGGAAGATGAAGAGACGATCTACTGACGATGGTGTAAAAGCTAAGAAGACTAGAAGTACGCCTAGTAAAGAAATAGACCTCACTTATCCATTCTGGTCTGACAACAACAACACGCCTCCTGTTATTAATCCACCGCTTGTGAAACCTCCCCTATTCGATGACAACGGATTCCTCAACATAAAAACATCTGATCCAGTAAGAGTGGTCAACGGAGCTGTTTCAGTTGTGTATGATGATACTTTAACTCTTGATAGAGGAAATCTTAGTGTCAAGATAGATCCGAACGGGCCTATTCAGGACACACCAAACGGTATAACACTCAATCTTGGAAATGGATTAGAGGAAGACCAATTTGGATACGTAACTTTAAAGGTTCAACATGATCAACCTATAGACGTTTCTTCAGGAGGCATTGGAATAAACTACGACGATGAATCAATTTCGACTACTGAAGGACTAAATGGAGAGAAACAATTATCAGTTAAGCTTGCAAACGGACCAGTAATAATTGATAAAGCCAGTGGTGGACTAACTTTAGACCTGGACGATTCATTACTTTTTGACCAAGACGGTCTTGGAGTAGTAGTAAACCCTAACGGACCCCTAAACGTAGATGGTGATGGAGTAGACATAGACTTCGACACAAACACACTAACTTTAGTTAGTAACTCTGTTTCTCAGAACTCAATTGCAGTAAAACTTGATTCTTCATCTTGTTTAGCGAAAGGACCAGATGGGTTGAAACTAGCTGTAGACACACCACTAACTGTAAGCAGTTCAACTTTAGGACTCAATTTATCTGACTCGTTTGAAAATACAACAGGAACTCTCGATATTAAGACTCAATCACCTCTATATAAAAATTCTAACGGTGTTGGTATATTATATGACGAAGATTCACTAGTTCTTATGCAATCATCTAATTCACAGGCTATTTCTGTAAAGCTAGATCCTGCTTCATGTCTGATAAGAAATAATGACGGGTTGGGTGTAAAATTATCATCTCCACTACAAATTGATTCAACAACACAAAATTTAAAACTTTTGGTATCTGACACATTTAACACTACGAATAACAACTTGGAGTTAAAAGTCCAATCGCCTATTTCACAAAACTCAAATGGACTACAGCTCGCATTTAATAACACTATGACACTGTCAAACGGAAGCCTAGGATTAAAAATTAATCCAGCCGGAGGGTTGATAGCGAGGAACGAAGGATTAAGCATACAAGTACCTACGGCTTGCGGACTTGTTGTGAACAATAATGGAATTGCAGTTAATCCAGGTAAAGGACTTGAACTAAATGGTTCTTACTTGAGATGTAAACTAGGAAATGCAATTCTCTTCGATACTAATGAAAGAATAGCGCTAAATTATAGCGCACCTTTTGGGATAACATCCGATAACAAATTGAAACTAAATTATAATACATCTCAGTTCAATATAGTAAGCGGATCTCTTTCAATCATTCAAAATCCACTTTCAAATTTAGCCTACGCAGAGTATGGTACTGAATCGTTTACTGATGGAATAACTATATATGTTCCTGGTAAAACATGGAATTCTTGTATAGCCAGACCATTTGTCACTCTTTCATGGTTAGGTAGTACTGTAAGTGGTGTTTTACGAATGAAAATAAGAAGTTCTGAATGGCAAAACACCAACCCTAACGACCCCATTAAATTTGCATTTGTACTTGACACTACTAACGGTAACTTGTTTATTAATCAATCCCCAAATCTCAGACGTAAGTACCCTAATGATGTATCAACACTTAATAAAGTGAGACCGTCAAACGCATATGTTACATACTCTAGCCCTTTCAGCTCTCTTTTCAATACTTTCCTAGAAAAATCTCAAATGAATTGGTACTCAGAATCATCGTTTAAGCCATACAAATCTGGAAATATGCAAGGTACAAATTTTACAGAAAGCAAGCTTTACTGGACAACACTAACAGATTCAGGAGACTGCATTCTGTATTTTTTAATTGATATAGGCACATCAAGCAATGATTTTTTTAGTAACCCTAAAGATGGTAAAGAAATTACGCTAGTTGATGTTCCATTTTTTTATTCAGGCCTTAAAATAAATTTTTAACTTTCACATAGTCATCATTCTTTCGGAGTAATATTTGGTGAAAATCTGCATGAGCTCAAACATCCAACGGGGGCAGGAGAGGAACAGTTGATTAATGTCCATCAGGGACATGAAGCGAATGTACTCGCACGGCATGGCGCCCATGTCGGCTATGGCGCACACGGCGCTCAGAAAAGTATAGCGGGTCAGCTCGCTCACATTAATGATGACCCCGTGAGAGTGGCCTACACGGCGGTCCATAAAGACTGGATCCATACGGGAAAACATGGCTGCCATGTTGGAAGAAATAAAGTAGCAGCCGTACAGATCCGGATCATCGGCCAGCGAGGACCAGACGGTGGGAAAAATGGGCGACTCCAAGTTGGAGAAAATAGACATGCAAAAATCACGCATGTACCAGTTGTGGCATTGGCAAGAGCTCACTATAATGTGGTGATTCTCAAAACTCATCAATTGTAACACATCATAATTCAATAAATCATCCTCCTCACCCTCCTGATTCTCATTCTGCTGCATCTCATTTTCAATTTCATCGACTAAGGCGCGGATATCGGCCAAAGCGCGGTTATTCATGATGCGCTCATCATCGATGCGCATCAATTCCTCTTCGATTCTTTCTAGCTCTCTCATGGGGTCGGGCTGATTGGGGTCCTGACCGCCTTCTGCCATTTTTAGTACAAATTAGCGACTGCGTAAGGGGACACGAGTGGGGGTTGGTGGATAGGGGCTCTAGGTGGGATCGGAGGTGAGTATGGAGGAGGTGGATAGGTGGGTGCAGAGTACACACCACTGTCCTCGGGGTCCTGCTGCGGCTGATCGCAGGGCACTATTCTACACGGGCTGCTACCGTACACCGGATTGGCTGACCACACGGCTGCCAAAGGCGCGTGAGTCAGTCTATGCAAAACCGCGCGGCACCGATCAGACGACTGAACCAAGTCCAAAATGTTCCGACGGGTAAACAGTCCACGGAGCGGGGGTGGGTCTAACGGATCCGAGTAGACACCGCTGTCTTCCTGCGGCGGGAGGGAATGAATCCCCACGGCCGGAGGTGGAGGCGGAGGGGGTGACGGAGGTGGTGGCAAGTGCAGCGGTCTGCAGGTGCTCTGGCGGGAAACCCGACCACTAGAGTTCTCAGATCTAATCAGTGCTGTCTCACGGTCGCGATCCTCCTCGTCGTCAGACGAGACGGGAGTGGGGTTGAGGCGGCTGACGAGACGAGCCAGGCGATGAGCAGCAGCGCGACCCTCTTCCAAATCACCGGACGACCCCCTTCTGATATTAGTGGGTCTTCTACGAGTGGCATAATCGATATAGTTTATTAGTATCACCAATCCTAATATGGTGAATGTACTGTTTACGTATACGATGCCTGTCGTATGGTTGAACGGGAGAGGCCCTAGGATGGCGGTAAACACCAAAACGGTGTTGGTGACCACCACAAACAGGGACACACATGTGAACACGGCGGTCACTGTGGACACTGTGGAGACCTGAAAGCGTGAAAGAAGGGAGAACGTCTGATATTCATCACTCTGGCTCGTCTCATGTTAAATAATAATCTGAGAATCTCTAGTTTGCAGATGTCCTGCAGAGAGTGCACTGTATTCCCACCGCAGTCATTGATACAATCGTTGGAGCAGATAAAGTGATAATCATCGGCCTTGGTGTGCAAGTGCAGGGTCCAATGTTCGATAATGTGGCGTCCGCTGACGTCTACATTATGGCGGATGCCGGGCATATAGCACATGTTTTGCTGAATGATGGGCCACAGCTCCTCGGGGCAGACTGACTTGGCCATGGACTTCATGAAAACGGGCTGGGTCACCACGCTAGAGGACGCTGCTGAGAGCGCCGTCAGAAAGCCTAGTGGGGCGCTGCGTTTGGGTTTGGGGTAAAACAGCGGGTGGGAGATGAACGGGATGCATGGGGGGACCACCGTGGCATTCACTTCAAACTGCATGCTTCTCAGAGCCATCAGCAGGGGGCGCTTTTCGCGAATCAGCACCCCGTTGGTGTAAAACCGATAATCGGGGTATTTGTTGGACAGGAGGTCGTAGCAATCATTATAGAGGCCGGCGGGGATGAAAAAGAGCCGGCGGGACACATGGCGGAGCAGCAGATGGCGCTCCTCTATGGAGGTCTCTACCCCGGTGAGAATGCGGATGGTGACATTCATTAACCTAAATTTGCGCGATCCCTTTTGGATCACTTTGACGCACCGACAAATGACCATGTTCATCATTTGTTCTGTTAACCTATTCAACTGGGGATTGGTGTTGGTGTACATCTGCCCTATGGCTTTGGAGAAGAGGATCTCATAGGTGCTGTTCACCTCGGGCGCGGGTTTGAGTGGTGATACTAATAAACTACACCAGATTACCCCGCACTCGTTTTTGAAACCGCAAGACCATGAGGCCTGCACACACGCCTACGGATAGAGGGAGACAAAGGGACAGGAAGACCCGGTAAGTACCACGCTCCCTTGGGCATGCACACCCCCACACCCTACTTCCCAGTGATTTGTTAGTGCTGATTGGGTAAGAGTTAGGATCAACCATGCAGTGATTGGATAATCTAAAATCCAACTCACCGAAGGAGGAATCAGAGGCATTTTGTGGTGCAACTCAAATTTCAATTTTATTAGAATTCCACAGCAATACAAGAAGGATGGGGGAATCACACTTTACTGTAACGAAAAACATATGTACATTTTAATGCAATGATTATCCCACATCCCAAAGTCACAATAATTAAAGCAGCCATCATCATCCCAGCTTCTTGATCGAAACACTTGGGGTACACTTCCATCTTTTCTTCATGGTGGTGAGGAATCACGGTGCTCTTATCTTGAGGGAATCGGCGATGCACTTCCAAGGTAAATTGATGGATATATTCCTGTCCATCGTTGGTTTCACAGTAGCACCTATACATGCCTGCACTACTAACATTTCTCACCAAAAAGCTAGCCATAGGAGGATAAGCGGTTAACAGCTTAATGTCACGACTATATTGGGTAATAATGCCATTATCAATAATGAGTAATTTTAAATTTTCTCCTCTTCGCCAATGGAAATAGAAACAGTCTCTAAAGTGTCCACAATCAAAAATTACTGTATCGCCTTCATAAGCGACGATTTGAGCCTGTAAACAAATTTATTTATATTTGATCAATACGAAAATCACAATGATGAATTCAGAAAGAATGAAAGACAGTGACATGTAGTAAAACCAAGAAATATCACAGTCTTGATGAGGGGAGGGTGAAACAGGTATGGAAGCAGGAATGGAGGATGAATTAGTGGGAAGTTTTTGAATTTGAATAGTGACATCTGCAAATACGGATTCACCGCATCTACAGCGAATGATTGGAGTATCGGTTTTAGAACTAGAAATATTAGCAATAAAGAATTTACCACCACCCAAATCAGAAGTAATCCCCACTGATTTAGATGTTACCCAAAAGTATTTGGATCGACAGAAAAATGGTGAATTGGAGAGAGATGAACAGTCAATCGTAACATTATCATTCTCATACACGTAGATCAAAGAAGAAGCACTGACCTAGAAAAGGACACCAAAAAATATATTAGGATTTTACTTCGTGACATTTTCTATACTCCATTTATCCTCCTTTTCCTATAAGAAATCCTATCTCTTCTCCTACACACTACACACATTAACCCTACAAGTGTTACAAAATTTAAGGCGCACAATCCTACAATGATTAAAAAATAGTAAGAAGAGTGTGGTGATTCAATATAGATATAGCGATCATACATGATATTGAAATAATAAGTATAGTTGTTTCCATTAGATGGGCAGATACATGTAGCAAAAGTTAAATTTCTAGACACTTTATGGAATGTGAATTTAGTTCTATCCTGTGTATAATTGCTATAGTCTGTAACTATAGTAACATTAGCTGGATATGACGTACAAGAAATGTCTCCTTGATATAGTGGATTGCAATTTATTGTGACTTCTTGAAATTCACAGGCTGTAATGTTCTGCTCCTATAGCACAAAATTTTTAAGATTACCGTCTAGTAAAAATAAAATCTCCAGTAACGGTATATTCTCTGTATTTAATGGTATATTTGTAATAACCACTATAATATACTCTTTTTGAACACCCAATTCCTGCATAGACACCATTGAAATACCATGTAGCAGTGTGACATGTATGAATACCTGCACTCAATAGTGAACCAGCATCACCTACAATCACTTTAGTATCAAATGCGTAAGTTGGAGTCCCAACTACAACAGTGTAGTGTATAATTTTAGAGGGGTACACAATATCCACAGTGTGGATGCCTTTCAATGGATATCTTATTGTCAATTTTCCACCAATCAATTTTACAGATCTGGAATTATTACAGCACCACTGATAGTAATACACTGGGATGTTATCCTCCAATATATACTCAACAGCATGAGAATCATTGACCTTTATTTTGACAGACTTCCCAAAAGTGGTAAATATAGAGTAATTCTCATAAGTGTGCAGTTGAGAAGAAGGCAAAAACACATTACAAGGGAGGTTCTTGGTAACTAATGTATCTCTCGGAATGTAAGTTCTAAACCACTTAGAGAAATCACATTTGTAGTTACCATTTGAATTGTAACAGCTATTTGATTCCATGTAGTATTGAGCAAACCCCCAGTAAATCATGGCTGACAATCTTGCCCTCGTAAGTTTAGCATAAGTAATGGAGGCATTGGTGTAAAACTCCAGAGTCTTAAGATCAGTTGAATTATCCAGAAAGCGCATCCATACATTAGCTGATCCATTGACCTGCTTGAATGCTCCACTGCTTGAATTAACATAGCTAGTATTTTCAGCTGTTTTCACTAAAATTAAATTCTGAGGGTAAAAGGCTGTTTCATTGGTAGCATACTTTACACTCCTGAATCTTTTATCAGCAGACATAGTGTATCCATTCCAGCCTGACACTGCGTACTCGGAAGTGCTAATTAGGTTTAAACTTGATCCAATATCCATACTCTGAGCAAATATCAACACTGCCATAATGTGAGCACATGAATCTTCCCCTCCAGCTCCAATAGACCACTCAACACATACTTTCTCTCTAAATATGTTGATGGCACACAAGGTAGCATTGTATTTTCCAACTGAAGGACATTCTGCAATGATTGATCCATTAACATTGGCTAAAATTGTCTCATGAGGCAATGCATGATCATGAAGACCAAACATTTTAGATGACAAAAGAAACACCACATAATCAGCATCATCTTTTGATACACTACGTGATTTAAATCCAAAAGATGAAGACCATACTGGTCCAGCTGGATCCAATGCTACTAACCTATTACAATGACTTTTACGACAGATGGATCCACAGACATGTGCACCAAGAGAATGACCAATACAGGATACTGAAAAATTATCAAATTCATTTAACAGGTGTGACAAATTAAATTTACTGGCAAATTCACAAGCGGCCAAATATCTGATACTATAGAGAAAATACTGCTCAAACCACGTAGAGTAATTAGTATTTAGATCATATCTGTAATCAACCATCAGTACAGTAATATTTGGAGTCATTTTAGAATGAAATTCCAATAGAGTTTCCATCTCATTCGCTCTAGTAAATCCATGTACCAACAACACTAAATCTGAGCCTTTAATGACATGATCCGATTGAAGCTTAAGAAATGTTTCATTTGACAGAGGATAAGACTTGATTTTGTTATCTACAAACGCCTTCACTTCCACATGGTATTTTGTCTGTAATTAAAAATCATGGATAGTGGTGTTAGGTAACATCTCAGACAACTCTTCACTCAATTCAGATTTTGTCACAACAACAGTCACAGATTTAGGAGTTCTCTTTCTGTATTTAACCACAGCTACTATCACTACCGCAATCACAATCATAGCTACCACAGCAATAACCACAAATGTACCACCACTTAGACCACCTGATTTAGAAGGGATTGCTACATCCTCATCACCAACCATTTTGGCAACTTCTTTGTAACTTGAAGTTGGAACACTGGAAACAGATTCATTAGCTGGAGGTGAGCTAATAAGCTCTGTATGAGTAGATAAATTGGTGGTGGAAATTGATGAAGATGAATAATCATTGGTACTAGATGTTGAAACAGACGTAGTGGTAGGCTGAACAGTAGAGGTAGTTGGAACAGTAGTTCTAGGAGGAGTAGTGGTAGTGGTAGGAGTAGGAGTAGTGGTAGGAGTAGGAGTAGTGGTAGTAGTAGGAGTAGTAGTAGGAGTAGTAGTAGTGGTAGTAGTGGTAGTGGTAGTAGTGGTAGTAGGAGTAGTGGTAGTGGTAGTGGTAGTGGTAGTTGTGGTAGTGGTGGGTGGAGGAATCACACTGACTGCCAAATTAACTTTGTCATATGAAAACACTACATGCACCATCTTAAATCCTGGAGATGAAAATGTAATTTCAATTGTCCAATCATTTAATACTTTAAGGGACACATCTGACCTATTGCAGTAGTAACTATAATAATACATTACTGACCACTTATTATCTGACATCACCTTAACTACTCCAAAAGACTCTGGTGAAAAATCTGTTTTTAAAGTGACCAGAGAAATCACACACTTCTCATTAAGTTTGCATGACAAATTTCTATGATGGACATGTAAATCTTCAAATTCAATAGTAGACTCTACAATGCATGATACTGGTTGTCTACCATTAACTGGTAACATAGATCTTGCAGCTGGAACTAACAGTTCCATGCCACTTGCATAACACCATCCAGACTGAGCATCACATGTTAACTGTTTTTCAACTGAAGTAGCCAACTGGAAAAAGTCCTTATTCTGAATCATATTTGGATACCAATTAGTTGAAAACACTGAATCGGCCCTCCTAATTCTAGTTATATATGGTTTCCTAGGAAATGCAGATGAAAAGATCAATGGGTGTCCTAATCTCATTTTATTACCACTCACAATATAAGTACATATTTTATATGGAGCCTTAGTGTAACAATGCCTACCAGGAGATGATGCTAACCTAGGAATCCAATCATATTGATTAATAATAATAGTAGCCATGTCCATTGACTCCAAGGAAACATGATCCACTCTGAAAGAAGCCCATTCAGTTTCACCAGAGTGCCGATAACGGTGATCAACAGATGTTACATAACTGTTCCATACAGATGGTCTTTGTTCAACGTCACCACCACTTATAGTGGCAATAATCGCCGGATTCCAAATATCAAAAAATTTTACAAATTGAATTGTAGCCATTAAATGGGAACATTCATCTTTAAGTGTAAATATTCCCATACCGAAATCTGAACAATAGGAATCATTGTAAAAATTAGTGGTGCAAACTCTACCATACCATCCTCCAATCATTGGACATGACTCGTGTTGATGACCTCCATATTCTGCGTTTGTCATAATGTATTCATGACCGATCATATCACCCAATGACAACATGTATCTGTTTGTAACCATGACACCCACATAATCTGCATCGTGTTTGTTAAGTCTACGGCGAGAAATTTCCTTATTGGGTGAATCATGCTTAAATGATGGACCGGCAGGGTCAAGACCTATAATTCTAGTGCAATTTTTTCCTTTAATATCTCTGAAATACCTGCATATGGAAGCACAAGCATGAGACCCCAATGAATGACCAATACAATGCAAATTTGTTTCATTTGGAAGATTTTTGATTAAATGCTCAGGCACCACTCTAACTGAAGCCCATGCAGCATCTCCATAAATAGTTTTAGTAGCCCCACTAGTTTCCCATTTCAAAAATAATACTGCTGCAGTATGAGGTGTCATTTTAGAATGGTGACGCAGCATGTTGTTAAAGATCCAGTCAGTAGATTTTAATCCATGCCACCCATGTACCAACAACACCATATTATTAATACGCTCCTCATCAAATAATCCATCACCTTTCATTTGTTCAACAACATCTGGATTATCAATATACTGGTAATAGCCATTCAATTTATGATTTTTACTATCATGCCAGTATGGAACTTTTCCATATCTGTTCAGCATTGGATAATCCATCCATGCCCAATAGTGTAATTTACCAGCAAATGGATTAGTCGCATGTGGAATTAACTCTCTTTTCTGTCTCACCTTTTCAATTCTAATCTCAACTTCAAACCCAGCATACACTGCTACATATTTCCCATATCTTGTGAAATTAAACATCCCATAATCAACCATAGTAACACTATCGTTACAAGACTTGCCATTTACAATTACTGGTATGAATGGGTGTGCATACACTACACTGGGAACTTCACCACCTCTCTCTAAATCAATCACTCCATAATCACTATACACAGTCTCAAAAGACACCTGAACTGATTTACCAACATTACTACAATTTGGAGTAAATCCAACAAAATTACGAGAATAAATTTTAGTAGTAGAATAAGAGTTATTCTCCCGATCACATCTAACATTGAAACACAGAGGACCATATGGGCATGTGAAGTAAGAACATCTAAATTTAGACACAGCTACATCACCATTAGAAGAAGAAAAACTATTCACTATCACTGATGAATTCCCTCTAATCCATAGCCTATCAGCTGACTCATCAAATAAATACTTTGACATATTTTTAGGCATCATCATCCATCTTCCCTCCACATTAGCATTAAGCATCTCAACCTTTTCATCAGCCAAAACTGTACTAGCCATCTCTGACACATACCAATCTGATGATTTTGTTAAAACTGAAAAATCCCTAGATGACACTAATAAGCTAAATGATGATACGTGAGCCTCTGAATCAATAATCAAAACTGATTGATTTAGTGATTCAGCAGTCATGAAAAAAAGACTATCCATCAGACACGAATCCTTACTAATATAAATGTACTGACAAAAATCGTTGACACAAACAGACTCAATATGATCAAATGGAAAACAGAATTTGTAGTAATCAGAGTATATGTAATCTGCGTTTGAGTTGTTATGTGCTAGCTGAAATTCATCCAATACCACCACTGCATAATCTGCAATAAATCTATCTTCTCCAGCATCTGCTCCAATCCCAACTATTCTGTGGCACTGAGTCACCGACCTCTTAAGGTACACACACATATTATTACACATTGAAACTCCTACTTTATCAATTCCGATACAAGACACTTTTGCTGTAAGAATGAAATCTTTCAGATGTTTCAGCTCAGACACTTTAAATGATTCGCTCGGAATAACAACATATACTGACTCAAAATTTTCAACTGCTTTTTGATACAATGCTGCTAACCCATCAACATTATCTGTAAACTCGTCAGCAAAAATGACAGTCAAATCTTTATCTGATCTAATATCACTAAAATTTTTCGCAATCCAAGAATCATTGTGGAAATAATAGACTTCAGGGCCATGATCAAGCTAAAAGAGAATTAAATATGATTACATACCTCTATAGACTGATTATTTAATAAATGATACAACATCTTCGAAGCTAAACAAATTACTGTAGACCCACCAACCATATTCATGCTAATACCTATCATTGAACCCATCTCACATCGTAAATCAACCAACCACATTGTCACAAATCCTTCTTGAAGATGAAGTAGCATATATTGAATAAAAACCGCTACTCCAAAATAAACACGACAATTTACTCTAATCCATGCACATACTACTAATACTACCATCCCCATTGATTCGAAGAACATAACAATTATTCTAGCATAGCACCCACTACACCCTGCCATACCTAATGTTACAATTGTCATAACCATGTTCACTAACACTACTACAAGATTTAACACTTCTACTTTGAATCTGTACTCAACAAACTCAAGATAGGATGTGAGTATACAAGCAGCTATAAATGACATTATAGTTGCAATGAGAGAGCCAATTAGTCTTCCAACTTTGAAGTAATGAAATGTTGTTTCAAAATAACATGATACAATCATACTCTCTCTATAGTGAGCATTTACTCTAAACTTAGGACTCCAAACCCAAGTAGATGAATTGGCTGTTACATTATGTTCTTCCTCAAGTGTAGATGTATTTACCTGAGCAGACACGCTCACGGTGCACAGAGCCAGAAAGAAAACCAAGACAGAATTCATGTCGGCAAGGCAAGCCAAGGGTCAAAGCCGTAAAATCTGAAAAAGATCAATAAGTTATATTCATCAATGTATTTGCGGACTTAGTCTCTGGAGCAGTACCTGTGGATCAATAAGTAATCATCAATTGATTTGTGGACTTAGTCTCTGGCGGAGGAGCCTCTCATTGTAGTTCTCTTTTCTACCACTAGGTGACACTATTCACTACTACCACTCTTGGCCGCTAAGAGGCGCTCTATTGCAATACCTTTCTCTACCACTTGGTGGAGCTATTTTTCTACTCTGTTGTAATTCCTATTTTCTCCACTATGTGGCGCTGTCTTCTTGTCTTCATCTTCACCACCAGGTGGCGCTCTATTGCAGTACTCTTTTTCACCGCTTGAGGCGCTGTTCTACATTTCTCTATTGCCTCCTACAGCCACAGTAGTTGCAGTACCACACTGTGACACTAGGTGGCAATATGGAGAAACACAGACATTTCGTTAATGATTAATTTTCTTTTTTATTAGGTACACAGAACAAAGTCCCAATGACATGCTTCATTACAGATGCATTATGCACGCGCAAACCCCGCCTCCTCGAAATGTACCGCCCCTCTTTCTGACCGACACGCCCAAACCGGAACATATTGGCTGAGATGAAAAGGAGTGCCGCCATATGTTTCGTAGTACATAAGGGGGCGGAGATAGTTAACATGCATGACATCATCACTCCATTTTCATAGGACGGCCCCCAATACCCATCCGCCCCGCCTACAAACTCCACCCTTGAGTCCACCCACATATCATCAAGTAGGCGGTTCATTTCTTCATTGTCCGCTTCTGATTCGTCGCCTACAGTATTAAGCACCGCCCTCATTAACAGCATTGGCAAATCAAACATTTCTATTTTCTCAATGTCCAGCCCACTCCGCTCAAACGGACTGACTATATATGGTAAATGGAAGCTGATACACCCTATGACGTTAGATGGGCGTGGCGAATGGGGTACAACTTGAAGCTCCTCCTCCTCTGATGACGACTCTGACTCCTCCTTTTGCTTAGGCTCCTCCTTCTCCATATCACATGACGGGCCTGCCCTAGTCTCCTCCTCTGGAGGCGGAGCCTCCCCCTCATCATCCTCTATTACTATTGGTGTAGAGGGCCTAGGGGGAGGGACATCTCCGAGGCAGACTACATCAGGCTCCTCCTCATCGACGAGGACGATAACGGACTCGAGAGGGATTGGACGGAAAGCCATGACGTCTATGCAAATGAATGGGAGGGTTAGGGGAGTGGCTATAGAAATCCAATATGGCGGCCCTGGCAGTGGTATAGGCAGGGGGAATATACTCACCAATGGAGCCTTCTGCAGAGGGTCCGATGGAAGCCGGTATAGCCGAGCAGGAGCGCTTCTATTCGGCTTCTTCGGGTTCTCCGTAGAGCTGTGCTCTCTTCGGTTCCCAGATCGGGAATGCTCTACCGGGTCCGGGGCTGCTCCTTATATCCACCTCCTGTGGGTTGTCTATTAACCAGGTGGTTAATGGTAAACCTGCTGACAAAGCGCTGACACAGCCTCCACGTCAGCCGACCTTTGGATTTATTGCCTGTAGATAAGATAAAGTGGTTACGTATTTATGGTACGGCTATAGAAACCTCCCACTCCTTCCTCAATTAAGGTTAACCTTTGGAGTACACGTAGGCATAATAGCCCTGACACAGCACATTAATCATTGACTATGTGGTTAACCGTTGCCCCATTACATAGCTACTAAGTAATCCATTACGGTTAATGTACAACTATGCTCCGCCTTGCAGGAGGAGCTTTGTATTAATCATTGACTATGCGGTTAACCTTCGGACCATTACATAGCTTATAGGTAAGCCATTGCTGACAATGATTAACCATGCTCCGCCTAGAGGGCGGATCGGGTTACCCATTAACCTAAGCCACCCCTACCAGGCGGAGCTAAAGTTACCTATTAACTTGGCGCCTCCTACGGGGAGGAGCGTGAGTTAATGATTGAAATTGGCGCCTCCCAGTGGGAGGACCTTTTAAAGATTAACTTTGGCTCCTCCTAGTAGGTGGATCTTTAGTTACAAATTAACTTTTGAAAATCATTAACGAAGGGGCCTCCTACTGGGAGGTGCTTGTGTAAAACATTGACAGGATCATGAATATGTAAGAGATGTAAATGTGGGAGCTCTGTGGACCAATAGAAAAATTTTAAACGGGAGCCAATCAGAACTGAGAATGGAATTGCGTACATCTACCTAGCAACCAATAGGAAAAAAGATTTTTCTGACCAATGGGAATGGAGATCGTGGTGACGTATCCTGCCTAGCAACTGTGTAGCCAATAGGAAAATTTTATTTTTCTAACCAATGAAAATCCACTTTGGCTATGACAAATTCTACCTAGCAACCGTGGACCAATCAGAAAATTCAATGCACTAGCCAATGAGAATATAGTTTACTGTGACGTAGCCTACCTGGCAACCAAACAGCCAATAGGAAAATAGATGAGATCCACCAATCAGAATGCATTGTTGCTTGTGACGTTTTCTTCCTAGCAACATGGTAGCCAATAGAAATTTTCCCTTTTCCAACCAATCAGAATTAAAGAGTAGAGTGACGTAGATCTGCCTAGCAACCAATAGGAATAAATCAGGAAGAGGAACAAGGAAGTAAAATTTAAGCTTTATTAAAGGTTGAGGATCCCAGCAAAATACTGCATCCGCATAATAGAAGTACATGTGTTCTCTACAGAAACACATTGCTTCTTCGGGAGATTTCAGCAGCCTTATAGGAAAAGCCAGGCATGCATAGCATCCGCCGGAGGCCGTCCGAGTTCCGCATTCGTCATGCTTGGTGCATTGTGGGATATTAGAGCAGACCCCCTTAGCGTAGCGCATGGCAACCCTAGGGTTAGAGAGAAGCCCCTCAACCCGCGGGAGGGCAAAGGCCAAGGCGGCAGCATCCCGCGGTTCTAAAAGCATCAGGATCATCTCCAGAATCTCATCGGGAAGATTCTCCATCTGTGTAAGACAGGTATAAGAAATCCCGAAATCTGAAGACCACCCACAGACCCCAGAATTGTACAACTCACGGAGCCCACGAATATGCGTCCGCTCTCGTCGGAATCTGCCAGCGCTTTCCTTGTTCCGTGATCGTCACATCCGCATACGCCTTGCGGACTCTGATCGCACACGCCCATTGTAAAAATGATTTTCGAGACCAATTTACCGATGGTATATATATGATAGAGAAAATGGAGGTTTGTCAGATACTGGTGACAGCGGGAAATCAGATATACCGTCAAGTATACCCGATACATTAATAGCAGTCTCTAGAATAGATGGGCTCACCGGGCTGTTGAGAGCTTCAGAGATGTCGTCTTTGCGCTCGAAGCGGAAGGAAAAGCCGCCTAGCTGGCTGAAGCCCGGTTGAAGCTCCACGGAGAATCCGCTGGAGATGGGAATAGGATTCCACCCGTCAGCCAAGTAGTGTCCGGAAAGCACCGTCCACATCAGTGGAAAACCCTGACTGAAAATGGGAAAACCGGAGCAGCTTATATTCTCTGCAGGTAGTCACTCATTACCCCCAATCTAGTTAGTATTTAAACCCAAAGACCAATAGAAAACTGTTGGATCAGCACAAACCAAAGGTCACACTGATAAAGACAGTCACACCACCTCCGTATAAGGACATTTATTAATTTACTACTATGTGCTGGAAATCACGCAGCAATCACGGGATTTGTGCAAGAACTACCGTCAGCAAACGGTGGTTAAATATTGACAGGTAGTCGTAAATTACGTCAAACTGAACCACGCTGGAAAAACACCGCTAAACTTTGACCGGTGACTCACATTTATGACTAAAAGTCATTGCAAACTCATAATCAAATAAATAAATACCTTTGACCCCCTAGTAAAAATGATTTTCGAGACCAATTTACCAATGGTATATATATGATGATG